CCGTCCAGAAACGATGAGAGCGCGTCTTCGATATGCTCTTCCACAAAGTCAATTGCCTTCTCAGTCATTTCCTGCCCTGCCACATGTGACCTATGTTTCGCTGGTCTATAGCCATGTTTGGTACGCCAGCCGCGAGCAGTTTCATGGCCCGAATTAACCCAGTCATAATAGTACACGTCGTCATTGAGCGTGAACGAGAGGCCGTCTGGTTTGGCCTGCTCTGCATCTTGCAATCTGCCTGACCGCCGATGGGTGGCCTCTTTCCAGGCAGCTTCCGTCTGGCTAGCAAGTTCCGCTGTCTGCTTGACGAGGTTCTCTTGCCCCTTCTCCTCGATGTCAGAGAGGTTGCCCAGGACTTCATCCAGTCCTTCCCAGGTGATGCTGACTTTTGCGCCCATCAGGACACCTCCGACGCAATGGCAGAGAAAGACAGTTCTATGTCATCGCGTAACGTGACTGTTTCCGTAGGCATGGTCTCCATATTCTCTGTAGAGAGATCGGAACGAAGCAGCGTGATTGTTGCTTCAATGAGCGAATCAGGCTCTATGGATAATGTCAGTTTTGTGATATTGGTCACAAGTTCGTCATCGGCAAAAATCAGAAAATGGTATGCGACAGGAGTATTCGCCGGGCCTTCAATCCGAATCCGCCGACCAACTAATTCCTCTGCCGTGAAATTCCTTCCTTTGGGGGAAGGAATATATACTGCTGTCATACTAGCCTCCTCTGGACATATACACCGTTGGCGGTGGCGGGACTTCCGCTTGCGATGGTGCTGACACCGTCTCATCAATCAAAGCCTTGAGTTGGCTGTCTTCCATCGAAAGCGCATAGAGCGCGCCGCAAACGAAGCACTCTTGCACATAGAGCATCAGGATATCATCCTCGCCGGGTTGGACGACATAGGCCGGGTAGCCGATGTCCGCTAACTTGGCTTGTAGCGCCTGTTCTTGCTCTGGTGTCATGTGTTCGCCTCCGCCAGTGGTTTCTCATCAAGATACACCGTGATAGAAGGAACTGCCTCTGGATTATCTGTCGTGAGAAAATTTCTTTCAGCCACTACATGCCCAGTTCCAGTCTCACCTACAAGCGGGACAGAGTGACCGATAATGCCATGTTGTGCGAGTTCATCCCGTACAATTTCCCTGATCTGTTCCTCTGATAGTACCTTGTGCGCTGCCTCAAACGCTTCTCGCGTCTTCGTCAGTTCCTGCTGAAGCCCTTCAGTCAGTTCTATCGTGAAATCTGCCTTTGCCATATGCTCCTCCTTAACTCGCTTTGACAAAGATCGTCCATTCCGCCCCGTCAAGCAGCCATTTCGCGCCATCTACCCACTCGTTTTTGCTGACCGACGTACTGGCGAAGCTGCCGCTGATCGTACCCCCGGTCACTGTCACAGGGCTGGCGACAGTGAGCAGGGTCGCAATACGCGCCGCCGCGCTGGCAATGGCACTGGCTGCGGCAATGGGGCCGGTGGCGACGACACGGAACATGAGCTTGCTATAGGCATTCGCCCCACCAAAGACGGGGTGATTAGATGAGCCGCCGGGCTGGTATTCCACCAGGCAGTACGGCGTGGCCGTCCCTGGCAAGGCAAACGACTGATAGACGCCGCCAGGGGCGTAGCTCGCAAGGGTGGTATCACCTGCAAGCGTCGCCTCTATCCAGGTGTAGGCTACATCCACTTCTGCTGTCACGAGACGCCTCCACGCAAGAGATCAATCGTAAATTCCATGTGGTTATCTGGAAACGTTTCTGGGATACTGATCACCCGATACTGATAATTGGTGCCAGTCACCGGATCAATACTGCTGATGAGCGGGTTGGCGTTGCTCACCTCGGTGAGAATGTCGGTCTGACGAATGTCATAGATACCGGTGATATACGCATCGAACATCTCACGCGAAGCGACGCCCTCGTAGTACAACACTTCATTGGGGATAGCCCGGTTGTCGAGTTGGACCCCACCGATGTTCGTCAGCACAGGAGAGGTGCCGTTCGCCCGCTGCACGTTGATCGTGATATCCTTACTCATCAGGTTTCCTCCATCACATAGGGCTGCAACAGGCGCATGGCCTCTTTCACTAAAAGGCTTTCGCCTGAAGTGTCTCCACGTAGCGTAAAGGTGATGTTGCGTTTCCCCATCTGCTGCTGATCGCTGCCGGTCGGGTTGACCAGTTGCACAAAGCATTGATTGATGAGCAGGCTACACGCCCGTACAACCGTACTTGGTAAGTTCGTCCAGCCGCTGTCATAGGTGATGGTGAGCCACTGCTGGCGGCTGCGATTGCGCTGCGTGTTCCACGGCGTCCCGGTAGACGTTTGCTGATTGTTGTTGGAGAGTGGCACGAGGTTGCGCACGCTCACGAGCTGCTGCTCGCTGTCGATGATGGCCTCCGCCGGGTCATAATCCACCACGGAGAGTGGGTCACTCTTGATCGAAAGCGCGGTGAGGGCGGTAATCGGAAAATGACGGGGCCGAAACCACAGCACGCCTTCGTTGTTGATGGCGGCGCGCATCGTCGGCATGGTCAGCACTTCGCTGCTATAGGTGGATACCCACAGGCTCTGATGGCAGATATCTTCTACCCATTGCGAGGCGGTGAAAATTTGCTCAGCCAGCGAGATACTATTGGTACCATCGCTGCATACCGCGATACCGGGGCTGTGCTGGTAGACGAGCGGATTTTGCAGGGTGATGCTGGTAGCCCCTGGCGCGACGACGCTGGCGGCTTGCACGACTTCTGAGTTGAGGCCATCGAAGATGTAGAGGTTGTCATAGGCATTGATCTGTGCGGTGATCGCGCTGGACGGCACACTCAAGAAGCCTGCACCGGCATTTTGCGTGGAGGAGAAACGGAACGCATTGCCATAGTAGCCGCTTGTGCTGAGGCCGCTAGGCTTGCGTAAGTATGCAAATATGTCCAGGTACGTCGAGCCGATCATGTTTCTCCTAGCTGTGCGCGCCGCCGTCGCCAGTCACCTGTGATTACTATACAAGTGGAAAATTCTTCAGAACACTCATTTTACCTCTGCCTTGAGCGCGGTGCTTGGTGCTGCCATGATGCTCTATCCTTTAGACCCTGCTAGCCTCTGGTGTTCACTGGTTGAGCAGGAACGAGCGTGAAATTATCCTTCAACTGCTCCTCGCTGATATGACCGACGGTGCCGTCCTTGTCGATCACGCGGTAGAGACCGTGGTACTCGCTTGCCTCGTCTTCCACTAACTCCACCGAAATCACCACGCCCTGCGTGTTTTTGTATTGCTGTGTTGCCATGATCTATCTCCTGAGAGGATGAGCAGGTGTGTACCTGCTCATCCTGAATATGTTTCCTTTTGGTGCGCTACTCTTCACAAATGCCGATAAAGCCATTCACCGTTGGCGTACCGGTATCTGCGTCCAGAAACAACTGATTGTTAGCGGCGGTTGAGAGGTAGCCATTGCCCAGGTCAGGCGAACTTTGCGCAATCGCGACCGGCAATTTGCCCGTTCTCAACACCTCAGTACCAGTCGTATCCTCAAAAAGCACACAGGCCGCAGCGGAGGCCGAAAGGTGCCAGCAGAGAATGCGAAATTTCTTACCGGATGTGGGCGTGTAGACGCTGACCGGCGTACCGGCGTTGAGCGCGACCCCTTTGATCTGCACAAACTTCGTCACAATACGGCGCGGGCTGAAGAGGCTGGTTCCGGTCTGCATACCCTGCACGATCATGAGCAGGTTCGCCGCCGCGACGCTATCCGCCGCCGATTGGTTGGCGACGCCGGAAAGCAATTGGATGAGACTGGGTGCAGAGGGCTGATTCTGGAGGTCGTTGCTAACAACGCCACCCTGCTGAGCAACCACGCCGACATTTGGAACGTAGTTTCCTTGCGCTTTGGTGCCGTAAATATCAGACGGCAGCACGCCATCAGAAACAGACATGATGTTTACTCCTTATCTCTCAGCGGGTACGCTCTTGTACCCGCTGAGAACCGCTCTCATGGCGCTCCTACGATGTGACAATGCCCGTGAGACAGCCAACGCCGCCGAGGAATTCGTTGCGTAGCGTCTCGTTGGCGAACGCGGCATAACTCCACTGTGTCATGTGGCTCTGGTCAGGCGGATACTCTCTTGCCCACAGTTCCTTGTTGTAGCGCACGGAAAGCGGTGGGCCGTCCATCTCTGCGACGGTAAAGGGCAGGGTGAGCGAGAGCGCGATGATCGTGCCTTGCGTCAAGTACGGCACCATAATCACATCCATGAGGCGGCCCGTGGTCTGGTTGACCCAGCCCGTTGCGCGCCCGCCGCCCACAAGGTCAGAAAGTCCGCCCTGGTTTGGCGAGGTATTCACGCGGAAGTTGGTCGCGTTCATGATGATGTTGGTCAGCGCCTTGTGGTCGCGCACGCCAACGAGCAGGCACTCAGGGTTGGCATGCGCGTTGAAGTACATCGCCTCCAACCAGCCATCGATATCGCTCTTTGCCAGCGCGCCGCCGATGTCTGCCACCCGCTTCACCACTGCGACCTCGCCACCTTCACCGACACTGGAAAGCGAACCGGCGTTGAGGTAGGTCATGCTCTGCAACCCATCAAAGATCAACGCCTGATTGGCTGGCGTGCCACCACCGCCGGAGGTTGCCACCACCGCCGTATTGCCCGCGCTCACCACACTGCTGTACGCTGTGCCGGAGGTGACAAGCGCGCCGGTCATGGTCACGTTCATGTAGCCCGTGCTGACGCCGCCGGGGTCATCCAATGCGTGGGAACCGGTCAGGCTGGGATTGGTGTTGTTGACAAACGCTGTTGCCGATTGCAGCCACATCGCACTGTTGGCAGGCTGGGTGCTACCAGTGCCGATGTAGACGTTGTACGTCCAGCCACTTCCTTGCGCGCCGCCCGCACCGGAGCCGCCGGTGTAGTTGTTCGGGATGCGCATGATGTTGAACGAAATGGTCTGCGACGAACCGCCGCCAGTGACGGCAATCGAGAGCGCGGCGGGCGAACTGTTGCTGTAGGGCGAGATCGACCAGGCCAGCGTTTCCCCGTTGTAGTTTTTCGCTGTGACGAGAATCCAGAGCGTGTTGTTGGAGAGCGCGCCCCCGGTCGCCGCTGTCGCGCCGCCGTTGGGAGGAGGCGGACTCCACATATTTTGCGCGCCGTTCAAGTACCAGACCTCTTGCCCGACCATGAGCGTTGGCGCGAGTTTGGCCGCGATCTTGGCGCGCACCGCCGGGTCAAACATGCGACCGTAAATCTCTGCCTCGTCAGTCACCACGTCCTGACGCGCAATCTGGCGCAGGAGGTTCTGCTTGTCTACCCAGACGTATTGCTGCTTCTGGATACTGCCGCCCTGGTTCAAGACGAAGCCGGTCACATCTGGACCATTGCCGTTGAAGACGGAGGTAATGGCGCGCCAGTGCTCCACGTCGATGCCGACGCTGGGAAAGCGCGGCAGCATGTTTTTGACGGGCGTGTCAAAGGGCTGCACGAATTTGGCGAGTGGCTCCAGGTAGTAGCCGGTCCAGTCGCTGTTTGCGCCAACGTACTGCTGGTCGCGGTTCAGGTCGCCGCCGAGCAGGCTGGTGATGGTATCCGTGCCGATACTACGCTGGTAGCGGTTGAGGTAGCTTTCGGGGGCGCGTTTCAAGTAGCGACCGACAAACTCATCGGTCATCTGTCCGCCCGAATCGAAGGCCACGCCGCCTTTGGCACGCGCCATCATGAGCGCCTGCCGCCGCAGCACGTCATGGTCGCCGCCCAGCGAATTGTCGATGACGCCCGCGACTTCTTTGCCGGTGTCACCTTCGCTGATCTGCGCGCCAGGGGGAAGCTGGGCTTTGATGGTATCTTGTGTTACTGGCATGGGTTATAATCCTCCACGCTGCGCGAGCAGTCCCGCAGCCAGCGCGTCTACTTGTCGTTCCTGTGTGTCAAGTTGGCCGCTCGCGCTTGCCTCGGCTATGGCCTTGTAGACCGCCGAACCGGTATAACGCTGGGCCTGGTAGGGGTCGGTCGGCAGACGCTTTTGCGCCTCGCCGGGGTGAGTACCTGCGTGCTGGATCGGCGCGCCAGGGACGGGCGTTTTCGCAATCCGCTCGATCTGCTCTTTTACCACGGACAATTCCGTGCGTACTTCAGCAAAGGTCGTGTCGTTTGCGCTGTTCGCGGCTTCCACTGCGCGAGTGATCGCACCGGTGATGATGGTTTCGAGATTTCCCGTGGGGGTACTTCTTGCAAGCGTGCCTGCGATGCCCTGCAGGCGGGCATAGACGGCGGCGAGTTGCTGGGTAACGACGCGCTCCACAATGCCAGTGAGAACGCGCTCAGTGTCACTGTCGCCGTCAGAGAGCGAGCTGGCGTCGCCGTCCGTGTCACCGAACGCGCCCCCGAACGCATCGATGTCGCCGTCGTTATCGGGGTCCATTTGTTTGAGTGCTGCCTGACAATCCGCGCATCCAGCATCGGCACAGTTTTGCATCTGCGATTTGGCAGCCATGAGGGTATGGCCGATACTCTCATGGAGTTTGTTCTTCGTGGCCGCGCTGATCGATTTGCCAGCACGTTCAAGCGGTTGCGGTTCAGGTTCTGGCGCGCTTTCCGGTTCAGGCTCTTCCGTAACGTCTGTCACAAAGCCATCTGCTCTCACGATCTGGATATCACAGCCAGGACAGGCGGGGTTATCCACGAGCGACAACTCAGCGACCGTGTAGCGCGGCAGGTAGGGATACTGTTTGCCGTTGTACTCTTTTTTCGGCCACCTGCGCGGGTCAGTGCCATACTCAGGGTCAGGAATGATGGATGCGCTGTAGCCCGTGAGGACATTATCCTCGACTTTGAGCCACGTGTCTTGCGCGCCGCGACTGATGCGCGAGCCAACGTAAATCGCGCGTTCCTGGGGATCAGGCAAGACTTCTAGCCGCCTGCCGACCGCTTTTTTTGGGTCGTGCTGCTCGCGAATGTTGCCACGCCACTGTGTCCACGCCTCTGGACAGTAGCCAAAGATCGTGCCATAGCTGTCAGGCACTTCCGCCGTCGCCTGTCCCCACACTTCACGTTTCGTCGCATCGATGCGGGTGAGCGGCAAGGACATGGCAAAGCGGTCGCTCTGGGTAATCACACCAGCAGAGGCCGCGCGCGCTTCGTCATGGCTGTGGTGGTGGTCAGCATCATTGTCGTGCGAGTGTTCGTGTTCGTGGTTCTCATCGTTGCCTTGTGCTCCAAAAGCCGGATGGCTATGGGTGTGCGTACCGCTCATCGGCTCGTGATTGCCAGTGGCGCGGTCTATCGTGATGTGAGAGGGCATAGCTCTATCCTTTGTGTTGTCGTCTTGCCAGCTATCAGGAAGTTTCCAGCCGTTGGCCTTCGCTTTGCGTTTGAGGCAGGCTTTCACGGCAGCGGGATCGTCGGCATGGCCGATAAGGTGGACGGCATTGTTGAAGTCGGATTCATTCTGAACCGGAAAACTTTTATGGGGGCCACAGAACGCCGATTCGTCCATGCCCTCGCGCTCTTTGTCGGAGTAGTAGCGGCGGGCGATGGTTTCGAGGTCAGGAGATAGACCGGCGGTCAGCAGACGCTCTAACTCCGTCTGCAAAGAGGATGTGATCTCTTCAGGAGAAAGAATTTTATAGGTTGTGTTCGCAGGCATAGAAAAAGCCACCTCGCTAATCTACGAGATGGCTTAATGCCTCTATGGGCGAAAGCTCTAAAACGTTCTTACGCTGATTATATCACGTTCTCGGATTATGTTCTAGTGCTCGCTCTTTCCTTCTCTTAACAAGGGAGCGTCAAGCCAATGGAACGGAATATGCTCGGATATAGTCATCAGGTGGCGTATCCAGCGGTGGGCAATGATCGAGCAGTTCACTACGACATGGTAGCCACATCTCTTCTATTGTCCAGACTAGCACCACCTCACCATTGACTAACTCGACTTCTCCCTGATGCACGCGCCAGTAGTCATCCTCGTGGCAGGTATACCCGATATGCTCCTTCCAATGCCAGCAGTTGATATCTTCCCACGTCAGCGGTCGGGGTAAGGGCTTGCGGTACTTTGCTCGCAACTCTTCCAATCGGCGCGCGCGCTCTTCTGAAAGCCGTTGCTCGCTCATTCCTCCCTCACTTTCTGCTCTAGCAACTCAGGATGCTCATAGATATTGCCGATGACCTCTACATACGGCCACATGCGCTTAGGTGGCCTTCCATTGTTGTTGCTGTGATACCAACCGCCTTCCTCATCCCACCAGAATACTTCTCCGATGGCATTAGTAAAGTCGCCTGTCATATCGTGAGGATGATTGATACAAACGATATCTCCCTCATAGATTTCCTTGCCGTGAGTATCCTTGAGACCGGTACACCAGAGAGGTATATAGCGATGGTCAACATTCCAACCGACAACCTCGCCATCTCTGAAGGAGTCAGCATCTACCACTATCGGTAAGCCGTGTAACCCAATAGCCAGCACCTCTTTACTATTCAGTGCTTCATCAGCATAGATCATTCGTCGCTCTTGCTTATCCCAGAACCGACACCTTCGCTCGTTCATACCAACACCTTCATATATGGTGCAAGTGCTCGCTTCGCTTCCTCTTGCCAGAGATAGACGGGCAAGAACTCGGTTTCAAACATCCAATAGAGTTCGCCGCTTTGATAGAGCTTGAATAAATAGATCAAGATAGGATTATCGATTGCGATCTCATAACCAAGTGTGCGCAGGTGAGACTGAAATAGCTCCTGTTCGTTCATATGTCCTCTGTTTCAGGATAGTACAAGAGCATATCGTCATACTCAGGAGCGGGCGTGTATGGCTCTATCGGCTCTCGCTTACCAGTTAATGCTATCTGTGAAAGTGCTATTGCTACTTCTTGCACGGTATAGCCAAGATCAAGTAGCAACAGTTCTGTCCTGATTGATGGAAAATATGGTTCTACCTCACGGCTTTGAGGCGGTATAATGCGCGGCGGCACAAGTGCCATGTTATTGCTCTTCCTTCCGTAACTCTATTATCCCGACCAGAATGTTTTCATATCAATGCCTTCCACCTGGCTAAAGTTGTTGAAGATAAATTCCACCATCGCCAGATAGAGCCTGTCCTGTTCGTCACCGCTCCAGTCATAGCTAATCTGCGCGTCGAAACTATATTCCTTGTCACGCTCGTTGAAGTACACACCGGGCGCAAAGGACTTTTCTGGTAGCTTTTCTTGCAGGAAGTTCTCAAACCGCTCTTCGATTTCTTTGATGGTGCCACGCGGGTTGTACCCGTTGCACATATAGCCTTCTATTTGCTTTTTGACATAGATTCCGATGACGAGTCCCATGCCTCACCTTTTACCAGTTCTGTATACCGCTTCAATATCTCCGCCCATTCTACCACATGTTCCTGCTTACAGTGCCGACACTTGTAGGCAATGCCTGCCGCCACAAAAAAGAACACGGCATGTCCATCAATCGGACAGCGCTCTTTGACCGGTTGGCTATTCTGTTGTGGCGTGGGCGACTCAATCATACTGACTCCTTTGTCAGCATCTCCCATATCTGCTTGATATAGCGTGCATCGGCAAGCGCGTTGTGTGCGTTTTCTTGCTCAGGAAGCCAATCATCAGGAATACCCCGCTCGTCGAGAAGCTGCTGAAGGTCTCGCATATAGTGCGGAAGAGATGCGGGAACATCCATCATCGTGCCAAAGAGTTGGCAGAGAGCTACAAAGTCATACGCACAACACCAGCCGATGAGTTCAGGATAGCCATATTTCTCGATATCCATGAATGCCAGGATTTCTTGCTTTATGGCCTCACGGGTACGCATCATACATCTCTTAGAGCGACATTTGCCCGTTGGCTGGCCTTCATGGTTTATCTTATGACCGCAACACGGACAAAGCGGAAGCGGCTTAATGACATGCTCTTTTACCCAGTCGCTTGCCTTGCTCTCATCAAACTCAATTGATTGCAGATACAGCTCACGCCCGTCTTCAGCAACAATACCAATACTTATCAAATCTATCGTCTTGCCGTCGTCAATAAACTCTTCGTCCAGGAAATATTTCACGATTGCCCTCCTACTGCCTGAATATGGCACCGACAACGATTATGGAACGGTGCGTTGGTATGTCCGCTTGGAAATGTTGAGCCTATCGGAATCGGCCCGGCCTCTGCATTCGTCACACAGAGCGCACAGGCATCTGGCTCGTTCACCGCCTCGATCTGAGCAACACCGGAAGCTTGCAAAGCATCCAGCACGGTTTCCTCGATCACTGTCTGGATTTCTGTCGTGGCATAGGTATCCGCTACCTGCTCAGCAACACTTTCCATGACCGCTTCGATATCGTCGCTACTCGCATCATCACCCAGCGCCTCAACCTGCTCGCTGAAGAGGCTCGTCGCCCAATTAATAGCGCGGCTCATCAGGTTTTGTGCCGTCGTGACAACCGACTTGAGCGCGTTGCCTAACCCGCGTGACTGCTGGCCGAGTTGCTGTTGTGCAAAACCTTGCCCTAAGCGTTGCGCCTGCTCAAGATACTGCACAATGGCCGCGCTCACCACCTCACGGTCAACCTGGCTGTAGTCCAGTTTCGTGCCATGCCTGCTACCCGAAAGTACCAGCTTCTTGAGCGTGCGCGCTAGCTCCTGCTCACAGGTCAATTGCTCTGGCGGAGGTTGCCGCCACTGTCGGCGGCTGGCACGAAAAAACGTGCGTCTCCTGCTCGCGCACGCTCAAAGACGGCTCGCACCTCGTCCGCTGTGGTCGCTGTCGTCAGTCCCTGCTCAATCATGCGCCGTTCCCTGGTGGGGATAACCTCGGAGGCGAAGGGCCGGAACGGGCGCGCCGCTTTGATATCGTCAATGGCACGGGCACGCCAACGCTTGATGTCGGCACGAGCTAACGCTGATAATTGCTCATCAGATTGCCGTTTTGCTTCACGTTTCGCATCCCAATACTCAGGATACTGCTCATCACCCATTTTGAACGGAAATCGCTGGTCGCCAACGCACAACCAGACCGTATCAAGCGCGAGCGGAAGCGGTGGCACTTCGTCAACCGGCATCGGCTTGTCAGCATCGACATAGGCCAGCGTGATATGTGGCGTGTAGCCGTGATTGTCAGCGACGAAATAGCCCGCCGCCTCAACTGCCTGTACCAACTTCGTGCGAAATTCAGCAAGGCCCGGAACATCGACTAAAGCAATTACTGGCGTCTCGTCCGTCTCTGCCGGGAAGAAGCGACCAAGACCACCAACAACCCCGGAAAGCGGCTTTGCTTCAGAGGAAATCAGCGCGATCGCGTCTTTGATCTTTCCTGGCGAGGTATGCGGTCTCAGCAGATCATCGGTCGAATCATCCTCCATATCGCCAAGATAGGCCAGCGTGATATGAAGATCGCCTGCCGGTTCACCGCCGGGAATAGCCAACTTTTTCGCCGTTGGCGTGTCCAGCAGGAAGGCCAGCATCATGCCTGTCTGCGGCCCATCACCTTGCGTAGCGCGTTCTAGTGTGATCGGCTCCAACTTGCAATCACAGCCATCATGACCACCTGGCCTGGTTGCCCCGCTCGGAAACGCTTCACCGGCAGCGCGGACATGGCCATCGTTGGCTACACACGCATCACAGGTACAGTTGCCTTTGCGCCAGATGCTCATTGCATTGGCGTTAGCATGGCCTTCAAATCCTTCTTTGCCCGTTCCACTATTGAAAGCGGCGTCGGTGTCAGCGCCTGCCGCGCGATTTTGCGCTTTTCCCGACCCTTGAGATTTGCCAGTTTGCGTACCGCTCGCACTCGCTGTCGTCCTGTTGCCCACGACCTTGCCAGTGCTGCTTCCGCTTTTCGGATTCGCCTTTGGTTGAGCCTCTTCATCGTCGTCTTCTCCTGTTGTTGCAACATTTTGTTGTGGATTTTGCGCGGTCATCTGGAAACCGGCGATCTGCGCCTGTCGCTGCGCATCCATCATTTCCTCATCGTCCAGCCAGACCGGCCCATCTTTGGTGAGCACCATGCGTCCGAGGTGCTTCCCGTCCGGCTCTTCTGGCAACTTTGCGAGCTTTGCCGCGTTGGAGAGGCCGAGTATGCCCGCGCTGGTGTACATGGTGAGCGTGGCGGCTTTCGCCTGTTCGTCTTCCTGTTCCTCGAAGCCCCCGAACTGCAGATCGAAGAGTTCACCGTGCAGTTCGGACGGGAAATCGTTATTCATCACGCCGGTGAGCATGCCCGCATAGGTCATAGCTATCGGGCCAATCGTGCGCCGGTAGAGGACGTTTTGCTGTGAGTCGCCACTGCTCTTGTGGATATCGTCGGTAAAGCTGATATCCCCCATGCTCATGCCATAGCAGCCCGTTGCAATATTGAGTAGCCACATGTCGAAGTCGGTCATGATCTCGCCGTTGTCGACCTGGATGATCTTGACGCCGGGCATGGTGAACTTCATTTGCGCCTGCCGGGCTGTGTTGCCTGCCATAAGCGCGTTCCACTGTTGCTCAAAGCTGTCGATCTGGTCCGGCGTCCAGTTGGTAGATTCCGGTACCTCTGCGATGGCCTTTGGCATGTTGCCTTCCGTAAACATCGCAAGGTCACGCTTTTTCTTGCGCAGCGCCTGGTTGACCTCCATGATGATGCGTTCGACGCGAGACTGACCATAGGGTGTATCGGCAGCCGGTGACTCCTGGTAGTGCAACATCATATCGGTGGTATAGAGCATGCCAGGAATGCCCCAGGGGTATTGCTGATAGGCATAAGGCGGGTCATCATCGGGCGCTGGTGTGTCTCCCCAATCGTTCAAGATAGGTTTCATCGAGTCGCCGGCGATGATATGCAGGCCGAGGAGTTGGCCGCCACGTGTGCGGTGCTTGTAGACGTACAACTCGTCGATCTGAGTCTGTTCTCTGAGGGCCTTGCGTAGCCACGTATGGATATCTTTGCCGCCGGTAGAACTGCCGTCGTCAGCGGTGTGCTTGCCATTAGGTTTCTCAAACCAGCGTTTGAAGTAGCTAATCTCCTCCTGGAAATCTTTCTCTTCGAGGCCCTGTGCAACGTATTCAGGTTTGAGTTTGATCTGCACATTCATTCTGGGAACCATGTCAAACCAGGCGCGTTCGCAGAGCGTGATGCCAGAATACATCTTGGCCAGCATACGCAACTGTTGGAAGCCGGGGATATCGGGGTTGCCCTGCGTGCGGTCGGGGACGTAGGTGTTGACCGCAATCGGGAAAGGATAGCGCACGGGGATGCCGCCGGGATCGACGCCGGGCTGTGGCGGCAGTGGTTGACCGGGGGTAAAGAGCGGTATCTGATTGACAGGGATGCCCGCCTTTGAGCCGTAGAATGTTTGCCCCAAAATTCCTTGTGCCTGGCCCGGCATGACGTACATGGTTGCGCCGCCGGGTAGCACGATAGGCACGGCGGCACGATCAATCGTCGGTTGTGGTCGGTTACGTTGTTTAGTGTGGCGTCGGCTCATGGGCGTTTTCCTCAGAACTATTCAGGACTTCCATCCTGATGCGCAAATACTGGCCTTTTTCGAGTTTGCGAATCGTCTTTGCAAACTGTTCAAATGTTGCGTCTCCCAGCATGGACTCACTCAGCAATGAACCATACTCCGCTTTCACGAGGACATCACCGCCTTCTAGCCAGTCAACAAGACTGTAGCATCGTTCATTGCTGTACTCACTACTCACGTCGTTTGCTCCTTCTTCTGCTCAGGATGGCCCGGACAGAGCAGAAATATCCCGCCCTCTTTCCCAGCTTGCATCTGCTCTACAATGGCGCGACCTAAATCCTTGATGCGCCCGCATATCGCACAGAGATTGCTCTCTTGTGGCTGCTCTTGTGTATCGCTCACGCATTTCTCCTTATTGCCAGTATGGGCGTCGCGAGGGCGTCTCAATGGCACGCTGTTTCTGCTCGGCTTCACGTTGTTGTTGCCGCTCGGCACGCTCTCTAATAGCGGCGATATAGTTGCTCGCTGACGGGCCATCGACGGCCATTGCAGCATAGCGCCAGCAGTCCATCGCATGGTTGTTGAGGTCCACTGGTACCTCTTTGATCGGCTTGCCGTCCTGCGCTTTGGGCCAGACATACTCTAAAATCTCACCTTCTGAGCAAAACGGCTTGTGTGCATTGACCAGCGTCTCATCGCGCTCAGGAAGCGAAAACTCGTAGACGTAGAGGCGCGGGCGACCATCACCGGCAATCTGCAAACGCGACTGCACGGCGCTGATGCCAGGCGCAATATCGTTTGTTGCCTCTATCGCGTTCAAGCCGTTGCTCCTGAATTTGGTGATGTAGGCAGGCTCTGCCGGGTCGCAATGAAACGCGCCAACGCCGAACGTCGCTTTCATCTCCTTGCCTCGTGCCACCCACCAGTCATCCACCTTTTGCGTCATATAGATCTCGCGTATGAGGTACATGCGGCCATCGCCATCGACAAACCAGACCAGGATGACGCCCGGATTGGTATAGCCCCAGTCCACTGAGGCGAGTACCTGCTTGACCGCCGGGCCGGGCTTCCCGTCTTCGGTGAGTATCCCCCAGGCGAGCAACTGCTTTTTGCTGGCCTTGTGCAATGCGCTATCCCACTGCTCATAGACCATGCCCTCAGCGGCTGCCCACTGACCGAGGTAGTAACGCAGGTAGCGCACGCCAGTAAGCGCTTTCAGACGTGCGAGGCGCTCAGGTGTGATACTGGGATTATCCACATGCCTGCTTTCCAACATTTTGGTGAGTCCGAGGTCACAACGTTGTTTGAGCCAGTGCGTCGGCGGCCCTGGGTTGCAGTCGCCAATCAACTGCTGATAGGGCATAGCCCCATAGCGCAGGCGCATACTCAGCGTTTCCCAGTCATTCTCGGAGAGTTCGGTCGCCTCTTGCGGATAGATCATGTCCCACTCGGAGGACAGCACTTTTTCGGCGTTATCCATGCCGCCAACGGCAATAATGGAGCCATTGGGATACTCATACTGCTGATCAACAGTGCTGAAGTGGATGAGCGAGCCGAGCCAGCCCTGTGGCAGCACCTTCTTTTCGTAGGTGACCATTGCTGTTTGACCCAGGCTCTTGCGTGTCTTGCGCACCATGAGCAGGCGTGAATTCGGATACTTATCAGCGCAGTAGTGTAGCTTTTCGAGAATACTCCTCGACTTGCCGGTATCTGCCGGGCCACACAAAAGCAACTCAGGACGCCGCGACCGCCACGCGATGCGTGATGCGCCAAACGGTTGATAAGGCGCGCGCTCTTTCGGACGCCTGAGAACAGCTTTCGTCATTCTTCCTCCACGCCATCGTCTTCAGGGACATTGACATACTCTTTGGGGAGAAAGTTGTTGATTGTCATGCCCTTCTCGCGGTATTCCGGCATACGTTTCTTGGCATAGAATATGAGGAGGGTGTCGCTATACTTGCGTATCATCATCATAGGGCCGCGCTTGTAGATCGGCTTACCCTTGCTATCAAGTTTTTGGTTTCCCTCTTCATCCAGGTCAGGCTCATACTCGTAGACTGGCTGGCCCTGACTGATAATCGGCTCCACAACCCCCTCTATCGCACGCCGTCTGATTTCAGCTTCGATGCGAGCATTGGCGGCTTTATCGGCAATGTTGAAGGCGAACAGAAATTGTTCATCATGCTCTTGCCAGTAGTAGACAAGCGTTCGATCTATCTCTGCCTGCTCAGATGCTTGCAAAATGTTGGCTGTGCGTTCGTAAGCGTCAAGGAACTGCGCTTGCGCTCTGATGCGCTGCGCTGCTGTCATGCGCTGGCCCTGTCGTCTCTTTTTTTGAAGTGTCGAAGTGTAGAACTGCTCGCTCATATCCTGCTCTCGCCTTTTGCAAAATCAGCCCAAAAATATGCGTATTTCAATTCGTGGCCGGTTCTGTCTGCTCTTCCATCTCATCCACATACCTGATCTCGTACTGGCCTTTGAGATCCAGCAGGTGATGCAGCTCGCCCATCATCGTGAAGACACTGCCATTATCGAGCGTCACCAGACCATTCGGATAGTGCGTCCCCCACGCCTCGTGCTTGTCATGCTTGCGGGTGTCTCTCGTCTTCGTCTTGCTGTTATCCCAAATCGCTTTGAAGAAACGCGGTTCCTCGCGTCGCTTCAGCAGTGTGTTGATCGTGGCCACAGCAGGTGTGTTGGCTTGTGTCATCATGGTTGTTTCTCCAGCCAGCTAAATTGCGCATTGTGTCCATCGGTATTTCCCCAACGCCGGAATCCATGCACATGGTCATCGGGATAACTGCTTGGCTGGAAACCGGGGAAGAAGGAACGGGCAGCGGTGACAATGCACCAGTCCTTATGCTTGAGGTTGTCAGGAAAATCAGGGGAATACACGATATGCTCCTCAGAGCCGCAACAATCGCAGGTGACATTGCAGGTCATCGACGAGTAGCGTAACAGCAGTTTCCCATCGGCAATCTTGTGTAAGAATGCTGCTTGTGTATCATGGGCAGATTTCTCAATCAGGATGTAAGGCGAGTCTTCTGCCCGAATCACCATCGTCGTCATGAGACCTGCATTGACTGTTTGTGATTGCTCACTCAGCGCAAATTGTATATCAGTCATCGAATAATTCCTCCGTGGCGATGCTCGCTATCGCTGTGCTGCACCGGATCGCCAGTCAGCGCCTTGTAGAGCAGCGGCAATGAGAGTAGCAGCGCCAGGGCCAGTGTCACCGCGCAACTGAACAGAGCGTATTTCATGGGCGCGCCTCTTTCTGTAGCCACTGTTTCAATGCTTCTACGTCCCGATCAAATTGCTCATCATCACGCTGGCTGGCATCGAAAAGCCGGATATAGGTACGGTACACATGCGAACCGTCCAGTAGAGCATAAAGCACCTGGCGCATCGCTTCTGAGAGCGGTGGCATCTGTTCGCTCATACGTTTTTTCTCTCCTGTCGCAGTCGCTCGCTGGCAAATGGCATGAGCAGGCCCAGCTCCTCTGCTTCCAGCCGTGCCTGTAGTCGCCTGTCATAGAGCGGGCCATAGCGTGCCACAGCGCGAGAGCAGAGAAAGCCAGTAGCCCCGGTCAGCAGCGCGAGTAGTTTTCGTTTGAGTCGAGTCACGTCGCCTCCAAAATGACAAAAAGCTGAGTATCCACAAAGGGACACTCAGCGAAGGCGTGCAGTGTCATAGGTCTATTGGCTATAAGAATCAGGCGATATCAGGTAAACGGCTCATTAAATAGTCATCGGCACATTTAAAACGCTTGAGTTTGCCAGCCTCGATAAGGATATAAATCTCTCCATATCCCCCGGTCTCATTGTCTCGCGAATCGTTCAAGAATTTCTGGACGCGCAGGGCCATCTTTGCCACCTCTTGTTCGACTTCAATGGTGACACGCGACGGCGGCGTAGAAGCGGTATCCTGTTTCACATTGTGTTACCCCCTCATAATAGCGAAAAGCAGCCCTCGCGAAAGGACTGCCAGTAAAGACGTACTCAGTTCTGAGAGTAGTATAGCCCATTTTATAATCGCTTGCAATGAGCGTCTCTTAAGCAAAGAGGCGTGGAGCGCGACCACTGGAGAGTGTCAAAAGTAGCGCACAGTGTTAGCTGGAATTGACACAGAGGAGCCGCGTCACCTGGAAGGGTTGGACGCGGCTCGTGTGCCATGATTATGCGCTCATGACGGCAATGGGAGCTGGGCACTTACCATACTCCGCCGGGCCGACCCGGCTGGTATCAAAGCACGAGGCAAGGATTTGCACCTTGCATAGCCTAATACTTCCATTCGGCCTTCGTCTAGCTCCTTCGGCCCCACACTTTTGCGGCTGTAAGCACCATCATAGCTCGTAGTTACCTTCTGCTAGCTAAGTCGTCTACCTATTCCGCCACTCGTGCTTTCTGAAACGTTGGCCCGTCACTCGGCGTTGGGGCCAACGTTTCAGAGGATGAAACCGAATCTATTCTACCCCACTCTGTCAACTTTCAACTCAGCAATGAGAGAATGTCACAATTCTTTCATAAATCTCCATTTTTCTATCGCTGCTATAGACAAAACCCAACTATTCTGCTAAGATAAGCCGGCGCGAGGGGGTAACAATCTGCGCAATAATACTGATAAGGTGGCTGCGTGACGATGCGAAACTA